GATTGTAATTTACTTTCCATATTCTTGTAATTTAGAGTTTATAAAATCCTTAATATAAGATGATAACAATTTGATATACTTTGCTTTATCATATTCTTCATAGACAACACAATCCCCATCCTCACAAGCCATCATGATGACTAGTTTTTTAACTGGGATTCCCGTGAGTTCATAGAACATACACGCATATGCTGCTGCTTGAACAAAGTAATGCTCAATCCAATCTCTTGGTTTTTCTTTTTTTGAAGTCTTAAAGTCAATTACAGCAAGTTCTCCATTATACTCTGCAATACAATCAACTGTTCCTGCAATGCCAAGTATTTCACTATAAAGTGAACTTTCTAATGCGTAAATATTATTTATCTTATTAAGTTCTGGTTTAATAATTTTAAATAAATGTTTTGAAATCAAAGAAGTTTCAGGAACTTCTGTTGAATTCAAAAGATAGTTTTCAGACAATGTGTGTAGATCAGTTCCACGACCAGTTGCTTGTTTAGTAATCTTATCTGCTGCTTCTTCACCAACCTTTTTGCGCCAGTTAGCAAAGAACAGTCTGTTTCTATAACTGGTTACAGAAGTAATTGAAACTAACTTAAGTACTTTTTCTTCAGTAGGAACTTTATAATATCGAACTCCATCAATAGTCTCCCTCTCAAGTTGAGGGAGACTTACATTACAATGATTAAACATTAAAATCCTGCTGCTATTTTATTAACGATATAAGACTTGACAAGACCAGATCTAACAATGTCTTCAACACCGAATTCGATTGATTCAAATTCAGGCATTCTTTGAATGATCTTCATAAAATCTAGAATACCATTCCTTTCGTTAGTCTTAGTAAGGTCGGTTTGAGTTGCATCACCACAGAATACAATTCTGGAGTTGTCACCAACTCTTGTAATTATACTATCAAGTTCGTGGAAGTTCAAGTTTTGTGCTTCATCAACAATGATAATAGAATTATCTAAAGTAGTACCTCTAATAAAGGAAGTACTCCAGAATGTAATAGTTTCCTGTGCCTTCAGATTACCATAGAGCATTTCGAACTCGGCATCAGATGGCATTTCAAACATGTACTTAACCATGTTTTTATATGGAATCTGGTAGAGTGCAGATTTGTCATCATGATCTCCAGGAAGAAATCCAATCTCTCTTGTAGCAACGAGAGATCTTACAATGACAATCTTTTGATATGGAGTAATCTCATTTAGTACATCTTTGAGTGCTAAGTAAAGAGCACAGAATGTTTTACCTGTGCCAGCACACCCATAAACAAAAAGATGTTTATCTGAATTATAGGCATCGAATAATTTGCCTTGATTATCTGTTGCAGGTTTAATGTCTAAAAGCAGATCAGTGTTGATTGGTTTCCTTCTCTTCATCTGCTTTGCTGTCATACCAATACCAATTGGTTGCAAATCATTACTTCTTTTTCTTCTTGCCATTAGATTTTCTTTACTCTAGAACCAGGGGATTTACTTGCCTTTTCAAGAACATCATTCCAACCAGGATTTTTACTGATCAGTTTGTTCTTCCAATCACCGACTTCACCAATTCCAGCACATCCTTTAGACCAATCTTTGTCCCAGTCTGGATTGTCCTTTCTCCATTGTTCATATTCGGCAACTGGCATATAGAGTTCTTTTGCCTCCCCAGTGCTTTGGTTTATTACAGGATACGTTGGCATAATGTATAATGATGTACAATTGTATTTATTCTAACCATCCCAGTGCTTTTGCAGCATCTGGGAATTGTTCGTTGAAGATGGTCCTACAACCCTCTGCAATGTCCATATGCTCCTTCTGTGTGCCGTGAGAAGACCTCAGATTGATATAATGGATCCAAGACCTGCAACTACCAGTCATATAGATTCTAGTGGGTGTAGCAAGGGGGAGAACAAATCTTGCACATTCCTTAGCAACACCTTGAGAAAGAAGTCTGTTGTAAATCAATTGACCTCTAGCAAAGTGTTCTTGAATTTCACTTTGAAGTGTAAGTTTAAGATAACCCTCAAGATCATTAGTAGAATTCTGACGATTCTTTTTATCTTGCCTACGAAGTTCAGGAATTTCAGGATTTTGTGCTAACAGATTTGTATCTGCATATCGTTGTGAAAATTCCTGAAATGTGAAACTCCTATGTCGAAGAACTTGAGCCGCAATACCACGAGTAGTATTAATCTCAAGAGTCATAAAGGCATGTTCAAAAATAGACCAGTGCTCGTGATTAATACAATACTTCAGAAGACCTGAAGAAGTTTCAAAGTTAAGTTGATTGTTTGGATTGCTCACACGAGCAATATATGAAATTACTTCTTGAGCATTTTTATTGATAAGATCCCCAGCACCCTGAGTGATAGAAATTAATTTAATCATACTTTTTACCAAATCCTTTGTAGTCTCTATGTTCTAGTTTTTGAATTTCTTCAGTAATTACCTGCAGTTGATGTCGCATATAATCCAACTCAGCAAATGAATACAAGTGAGATTGTTTTTCAGTTGCCTCCTTAAGCATTTTTAGCATCTTTTTAATTTTCATTCACCAAAAACCTCATCATAATCTTCATAGGAATTTTCTTCTGAAGGGAAAATTGTTTCGGGCATTTCAGAATAATCTGGTTGTTCTTGCGAATAAAGTTCTTCCTTCAAACATCTCACAAGAGACTCCAAATTTTTAACAATTAATTTTACCTTTTCAACATCCATAAATTTATTCGAGTCTCAATAATTTTACACAAAAAAAGGAGAGATGTCAATCTCTCCTCACAGAATAAATTATCACCTTTCTATGTAACTAAGTGTGTGAGTCTTTGCATAAAGTTGTTGGATAATGATATCACAACCAATCTTAGGATTACAGTCACCACAAGTGTAAACATCTACTGCTGCCTTACCTTCCTCAGGCCAAGTATGAATTGAAATATGACTTTCTGAAAGTAAGCAGATAACAGTGACTCCCTGTGGTTCAAACTTTTTGAATATAGTTTGAACCACAGTAGCACCACTTGCTGCTGCTGCGTTTTCAAGTAAGTCTATAAGACAACGTTCGTCGTTCAAAAGAACAAACGAACATCCATACAAGTTAAGTAAGTAATGCTTCCCCATTATTTCTTCTTTTTAGGTTTTTCTTGTCCCCATAATTTTGGGTTTATTTTTCCATTAGTCCATTTGATACTACAAGGAGATCCTTTTCCATAAGTATCATAATAATAATCAAATATTGATGTTTGTGAGGAAGATTTAACTATATCAAAAGTAATATTTCCTTCATCAAAATAAGAAACAAGATAAGAATCTAATGGAAGACTCTTATCTTGAGAAAGTTCTAGATCACAGTTCTTGTGAAGAATTTTCAACCTTCCTCTCCCCATACGATTTCGGGAAAAGAATCTTGAACAACTGCTCTTGTGATCTTAAATCTCTTATGCAGTTGCTTATCTTTTGTAAGGCAAAGAAGTTCTGCTTCAGATTTGTGAAGTGCTTCACAAAGTTGAATAAACATTACTTCTCTTTTTGTCTGAGCAAGATTGTTTACTCCCTTCACAAAGTGATTAAACTTTTTCCATTCATGATTCAATTTAGAATGCTCTGTTCCAATTGGAGCATCATTTGGAGTATAAGGAACCTCTCCATCTGGAATAGCAGATTCAATCCTATTATCAAAATTCCAGATTAGAATTGCTCTAAGTGCTGGAGTATCATAATGACGAAGAATTTCTATTTTTTCTTCTCTAGTTTTTGCATTTGATGCTCTCTGAATCACTTCAGATACCAATTGATTTGGTGGTAATTTCATACTTTAACTCCATTTAATTAATCTTCGTAATCTTCCTCCGATTCTAATTGCTCAAATCTAAAGGCAATAATCTCATCAGGAAAAACATTTCCATTTTCATCAAACAATTCTGGATGTAAATTCTCTGGACGTTTAGACCAAACATACTCTCGAAGTATCCATCCACCCATAATACCAACTGCCAATGACAGCATAACAAAAAGTATTGAAAATACTAAGGTGATTGCTAACATGTTAATACTCCTATACTACTTATACTCCTTTATATCAAAGGAAAAATTAAAGTAGATGGTAACTTTTCTATTAAGTAAAGAGACCACCTTTTCAAAACAATAAGAAAATGTTTTTCTTTTGGGTTTTTCTCTCCTTAATATTAATTCAACACCTCGATTAATTTCCGAGGATTCATTTTTATTTATAGAACTCATTAAACAATACTATTTTCTTTCAAGTACTTAACAGTATCTGAACATCCCCCAATATGAGTATCATTACAAACAACTTGAGGAAAGGTTGACCCTTGACCGAATTCTGCATAGAACTCATCTCGGGAAAAATGAGTTCCTAGAACATATTCTACTATAGGATATCCCCTTTCAGTGCTGACATGATTAAGAACTTGCAACACCTTGGTGCAATAAGGGCAACCGTGTTTTGAATAAACTGTAAATTTCATAAGATTAAGTATCGAAAAAGAACATTTGCCAAAGTCTAGAATTTTCCATCACTGTTCCAAAATATTCAGAAGCAGAGTGTATGCAACTTGCATCAAAAATTACAAGACGATTATAAACATTGCCAAGAACATCCACTGGTTCAAATGGAGTTCCATCTAAGTGACATTCTCCTGGAACATCTACCCAGGCAGCATCCCACCCCTCATCAAAATAAGTTCTTGCTCTTGTTTGTTTATGAGCATATAAGGTAGTTCCACATTGATATGGTGGATTAGGACTTAAGTATAACATGCCTCCCCATTTTTGACTATCGCAGTGCCAAACTAAAGGTTCTCCAGAATGGCAATTTTGAAATCTCCCATTCATCCCATGCTCTTCCCATGCAGTAATTTTCATCCCTATAATTTCTTCAAACTTTTCTTTGAGTCCTGGGAATAGAAATTGACTCTCAGTTCTTCGTCCAATAAATCCTCTACCAAATCCACCTTCAACAAATTCTTGAGACAAAGCAAATTGTCTGACTTGATCTGGATCTTCATAAAAATTATCAACTATCCAACATGTAGATTTTGATTTAGATTTTGGATTAATATTAAGATTAAATTCCATATTAGATTCTAATTGATGATTAGGATCTTTTACATACACTTCATTATATTGAAGTTGACTATGCTTAATATATCCACGAGAGTTCATGAATTTTTCATAACCATCTTTATATTCAAAGTTTTCCAAAATTATAACTTTGGGGTCATATTTAATGTGATCAAATCCTTCCATCACATCAAGTTCCCAACCTTCAGTATCAATTGAAAGAATATCAATTTTATTGATGGATAATTTTTCCAATAAAGTATTTAATTTTATTGTTTCAACCTCAATAGATTCCTGAGTATTATGGTTTGGAACATTGTCGTATCTTATTTCTAATGCAGAAAAACTAACTCCATCATTGTTCTCACAATACCACTGGTCATTATTATAGTTAATTACAAAATTACTTGTTCCCTCTTTATTTGAACAAGCATATTGATAAACTTCACTTCCGACATCTTGATGTTGTTTTACAAATTTTGGATTTGGTTCAACGCAAATTGATCTCCAACCATGGTCTCTGAAAAATTTTGAATTACTTAGAAATTCGGGAGGACCTGCACCAACTTCTACAATAACTCCTCTATAATTTAAATCTGGGAAAAAATTTTCAACAATGTGTTTATCGGTTTCAAATTCTGCATAATATTTTTGAGCAAGAAAATAATCTTCAACTTGTTTAGTTTCTTCTGTGAGATCGGTCATAATTGAGATTATATTTTGATCTATTAATTCAGGATGAACCCACCAATCCTCAAATGAACTTTCCCCATCTGCAGAAATATCATTTACTACAAGAACATATCCTTTTGATCTTAAGTATTCTCTGGATTTCTGTCTACACTCTTTTGTTGCATCCACATAATGATCATGCTCATATGTAATTACAGAAAACTTATACTGATCAAAAGGAATTTTAAGAAGAACCTCATAGGTATTCTTAGCAGGTTCAATGTCCAACTGCAAATAGTCAATTACATTGGAATTAAAATTAGCATCAAGAAGTTTTTTATAATCTAATTCAAGTGCATTCGCATTAAGTATCTTAGATTTTCTGTTTGACGAATACTCATCTACCAAATCTTTTTTTAATTCAATTGAAACACCACTCCAATCAAATTTGGATTCAAGTAATGCAGTATTGCTATTATGATATGCATGTGCAGAACCTACTTCAAGGAAAGTTCCATTTCTTTTGCCGTTTAACATCGACAAAACAAACATATCCTGGTAAACCTGAGCATGATTATTTTCTATTTCATCAGATCCAGAGAAATTAAATCTAAGTGAAGAGTGTTTTGACGAATCATATCCTATAACTGCTTGAGTATTAGAAGTATATCCAAGTCTAGAGATGTTATCTATAACAACATTTTTACTATTTTGATCTAATGACTCAAAATGTATTTCAAATAATTGCCGAAATAAACTTCTCGACTCATCTTTCTTTCCCCACCACCAAGACGAAACTGCCTTTTCAAAAAGTAAATCATATGACCCAGAATAACCAACATCAGAAGGAAGTTTCTCATCTGCAAAATCACATATATTTAAAGCAATCTCTACAGTAGAATATGCTTCATGGAATAAACTTGTTTTCCTATGAATTTTTGACAAGAGATAATATGCCTCTGGTCTTTTGGGGAGGATAGTAATTGCTTGTTGATATGCTCCCTTTACTGTTTGATCACGACCTTCTTGTTTCTCAAAACACAATCCCATCTTAAGGAGTGCCACATATGATAATTCAAGATTTTCACTTCTCTCTGCTGCTCTTAGATAAAATGAAATTGCAGACGCAGTTTGTCCCAATCTATCATATTCTAATGCCAAATTAAAATTATGTTCTGGATTTTCAGTATCCAAAGAATACTTATTTAATAGTTCAAGCATGAATCATCTCCTCTATAATTTTTTCAGGAACACTTAAAACATATGCAGCATTATCTTGAAATCCAAAACTGATCAAGAAATCATTTTCCCTTTTTGCTAATCCACAAGAAAACTCAACCTTACCCCCTAAGAAATCAAAATTGTCCGAGAAAGAAATGACATTCCAATTCTTATCCCAATAAGTAAATCTATGTCGATAAGTTCCATCTTTTCTACCTGCTTCACTATTATAAAGATAAGTCTCATGATTTAATACAAGATACCCATCTTTATATGGAATCACCTGAGAACCTCCTCTAAGATCTGCAGGCATTTGATAATGCTGCCCAAGATGAACTTGAGTTGTTGTCTTTGTTTCTAAATCAAATTTGACAACTTCAGTAGGATTGGTCCATTTAACAAAGTGATATGGTTGATCCAAAATTGGCATCCAGTTTTTTTCACAATAAGATTTATTATCTCCTGGGGCAGGAATCCTAACTCTAGATATTTCCTTTGCCTGCTTATTTTCAAAAACAATCTCTGACAATTCCATTCTACCTTCACCATGAGTTGTAGTGTCTCTACGAACCCCACACAAATAAGTCTTATCTTCCCACCCAAACAATCGACAATCTTCTAGACCAACAAATTCCCAAAGAGGTGGTTTATCTAATACCGATGTATCTACCTTCGTAGTATATTCTATATCTAAATTTGAATTTAATTTGGAAATATAATTTGTTGTTGTTAATGTAAGATCATGTTCTGGGTGAAGATATACAAGTGGACCCCACTGGTGCTCATATTTGTTTAATTCTGCATGATATAAAGTATATTGAATGTGCCTTATATTTACCAATATATTTTCAAATTGGTCAATAAAGATTGAAGGATTTAACAGTCCTGTGCCCTTTGTTAAATCCGAATTTACAATTAATGGTTTAATAAATCCACCATTTTCCAAAACTTTTTTTACAAATCCCATACTATTTTATAGTCATCCTAGTATATATTAAGGTATTATAGCATCCAATTTAAGATTTTTGCCAATAGTCTTCCACCAATTTAAGACACTGAGATTAGAATATGTATGAAAAGAATTTTGAGTTTCATCAGTAACCCAAGTGCTTTTAAAATTTATTGATTCTGAAAATAGAGGAATAAAATAAATGGTATTTTCTTTAAAATAAGAATGCACCATTGATTCTGGGGTTGGAATTAACCATCTATGATCTGATCTTTCTCTACCAGCATAATCTATTCCTTTATATTCTAAAATAATTTCATCTCCATTGAAATAATTTTCAACTATATTTTTAGCATGTGACCGTTTAATTAAATATGCACAAGCAGACCAATCGCACCAATCTCGATATCTAAAAATTAAATTTAAATCCGACAATCGTTCATTAGTATAATCATTGTGAGTGCTAACAAAACATAATTGAACACACTCCCAATTCTCTGGTAACTTATTTAAAAATTCTGTCCAAGTAAAATTCCAATATCCTACTATTTCAAAACTCAAATCATCTTCACAAAAGAAAGCATAATCCTCATCTGTAGTTTCATACCATTCTTTAATTGCTTTTAAGTGGGAAGTTACTGGACCCCTATGCTGCTTTGGAATAATAACATCACAATCTTTCCCAGATATTTGGTGATCAAGATCATTATATCTTTTGTAGATATGTGGTGTTATGTTTGATAATTTATACTTTTCGAAACTATCATATAAAATTTTTCTTCTGTCTTCAGATTCTTCAATACTTATAAAATTAACTGGAGGGAAATTTGTTAAGTTATTTTTTATTATATTAGTAATTAAAGAATCTTTTACTTTAGTTCTCACTCCACCAATTCTAGTTTCCCACCAAGATAAAATATCATATTGTCTTTGCTGAAGTTGTTCTTTATTCTCAAGCAATTTCAAACATTCGTTTGATGCTTCTTCCCAGGTATCGAAAAATAACCAAGGAGGATTTTCTTCATATTTAAATGTAGATTCTATTTCTTCCCCTGATCCTACTACTACTGGAATTGCACCACAAATAGATGCTTCATATAACCTAAAACAATTTAATGAAGAATTTCCCCTGCCACAAGGAACAAAAATAGAATTATTATATAAATTTATCATGTCAATTTTAGACATTCCACAGACTTGCCAATGAGGATAAATCTTTTGAAACTGATTCAGCATTTCATACCTATCAGTCTTTACTTCTCCTGCATGAGACCAAGAATAATATCTTTGTGAAATTGGAGTTATTTCTTCTGGGAATGTGCAACCAGTTCCATATCCAAGAGGAATTTGAATTGTGTTTGAGGTATATTCATAATTTGAAAAATGATGCTGTCTCAAAAATAATTCACAGTATCTTCCTAATTGATTATGCTCTTGTAAATTTTCATAATCAAATTCATCTGAAAGTTGAATTATAATCCTTGGGTTAGTTAAATTTACACATTCAAGAACGTCTTGATATGTTGGCATGTAACCCCAAGGATAATTATTTGGATCTCTACAACTATAAACAAGAACATCAAATACTTGTTGAGTATTCTTAAGTTCTTCTAATGATAAAATAAACTCACATGATTGTATTTCAAAATCTTTCAGTATTTCATTTTGGATAAAATCATACTCCCAAATTGTATCATTTTGAGTTCTTCCGAAATAAAGTATTTTTATCATAGTGATATCCAGTAAGGAACATCTAATAAATCTTTGTTTCCATTAAACCATACTCTAGGTTTTACGACTCTCTTACTATTTGCCAACCATGCTCCCCACCAACTAAAAGAACTAT